TTATGATGTCTTGGTCGAACGAAAGGCGTACTGGAAGGCATTCAGCAGCTTGGCGAATGCGCGCTTGCGGATATGTCCGTAGGTTACGGCGCTGATCGGGGGATCGAATCGGAAATTGTACACCTTCGTATCCGTCATGCGAGCTTCCTTCATATATCGCTCGCGGATGAGCAGCTGCTCGTCCGGCTCCAATTCGTGCACGATGGACTCAATCAGCTCGCAAAACGCCAGACATTCGCTCGCTTTATCTGTATTATAGACCGCTACTGCGGCAGTCGGATCGCCGACCCGGTTTGTCGCGCCATTTTCCCTGGTTTCATAATTCGTTGTAATCCGCGCCTCGCGAACGGCGAACTTCATCACTTTACACATTCTGTATTTGGCAAATACCTCATCAATTCGTGCTTTTGCTTGCTTCGCATCCATCGCTTCATGCTCTGGCATGTCCATGAACCCCATTACCATTAGGCAAGGCCTCCTTTGTTTCCATTCATACTCGAGGTTGTGTACTTCCTATCTATCTATTGGGTCCAGCATCGAAATGGAACACCGTGGGCAGGTATTCCCATTATACCACAAAAACAAGAACATTTGTTCCTATAAATAATTAAAAACAAATCAAAAAGAAACTATAAAACGAGTTTAAACCAAACATGTGTTCGTCATTTTATACTGTTAACGTGGACATCGTGAGCAGAAAGGAAGCTGCCTTCACTATTTTCAAGCAAGCAGCATGACGCTCTATTAGGATGGCCGATTAGCAAATGAGCAGGATGCAAGATTAGCAATTTTCCCAGTAGATGAAGGGAGGTGATGTGGATTGATTGTATATCGCGACATTGTAGAACGATGGCTCGTGCCCATGGGGAAGGCATTGAACATGCCGGTTGTTCCCTTGGACGGCCTGAAGGCGGATCAGACCGAGCCGCTTATCGCGTACGACGTGGCTGAGCCCTACATCGATTGCTCGCCCCATCATGCGGAGTCACAAGGGATGATTGAGAAGGTTGTTGAGATGGAATGGCTTCTTCTCATTCGCTCCAAGGATCGCATGGATATGGTGGAACGCTGCCGGGATTTGCTCGGCTGGCAGTGGACGGAAGGATTGGAGTGCTTGACGACAATCCCAGCCGTGCAGGTGCATATGGGGCCAGCGCAGTGGAAGACGGAGCCGACTGCCGGACTAGGTCTCCGCATTAGGCTTCGCATGAAGGATCGCTTCGAGCGAAACTTTACATTCATCGAAAAAGTGGAATTACAACGAAACGAAAAGAAGGAGTGATTGTTCATGTCAATTCAAGACGTGCAAGTAACGATTGATTTACAAAAGCCTACAGGTCGGTTGTCCTTCGGAATGCCGCTTATTATCGGGAAAAAAGCCGGAGGCTCTGCCTATAAAGAATACGGGGATCTCAAGGCGGTCAAGGATGATTTCGCGGATACGACGGCGGAATACAAAATGGCGGAGGCGCTCTTTGGACAAGGCGACCGCTCACCGGCTCGCATTGCGATTACAGCTTGCGATGAGAAGGAGGAACCGGCAGCTCGCCTTCGTTCTGTAGTCGATAACGGCTGGTACTACCTGCTCTCCTCTGATAATAGCGATGCTGTAGTTGAAGCGTTGGCTGCAGAGATTGAGAAGGAGGATTACCGTCTGTTCTTTACACGCGCTGCTGATAAGACGAAGCTTCAGGCGCTGAAGTCCAAGGCTTATACGCGTACGGTTGTGTTCTATCACACGGATGCCGCGGTATATCCAGAAGCCGCGCTCGTAGGTTCGGTTGGTTCCGCGGAAGTGGGCTCTGTGACGTGGAAGTTCAAGAAGTGCACAGGCATCGACGCGATGAAGGTAACAGCTGGCGAATTGATGGAAATTCACGACAGCGGCGCAATTACGTACGTGAACAAGCAGGGCGAGGCTCGAACTTCGGAAGGCAAGACGCTGTCCGGTGAATATATCGATGTCATTATGGCGCGTGATTATGTGCGTGCCCGCATGGAAATGCAAATTCAGAATTTGCTTAACCAATCGAGCAAAATTCCGTACACCGATGCAGGGATTGTCCAAATCGAGAGTGCGGTGATTAACGTGCTGTTGGAATCTTCCCGTATGGGCATCATCGCGACAGCCGACAGCGGCGAGCCGCTGTTCGGTACGTCCTTCCTGTCTCGTAATGAGGTAAATCCAAGCGATCGCGCGAACCGCGAATATCGCGGCGGCTCGTTCTGGTTCGAGATCGCGGGCGCGGTACATCAAGTGAAGGTGAACGGTGTTATCCGCTTCTAGTGAATCACAATTGATCACGAACATCATACACAACATTTTCTATTAAAGGATGGTGCTTATCTATGAGTATCGGTATTTATGATGCAAAGCAAGTATCTGTAATTATTAACGATGAACACATTACAGGATTTGGTGAGAATACATTCGTCACCTGTGAAAAGGACGAGGAGCAGACAGTGACGCATGTCGGCGCGCGAGGAGAGGTAGCAATTGCCTATAAGAACAATCCGCTCGGCACGATTAAGCTGACGGTGATGTCAACGTCCCCACAATTGCCGCTCTTATATCGATTAGGGAATGAGAAGAAATTATTCAGAATCACGGTAAAGTCCAATAACAAGCCGGGAGAAACGATTAGCGGTAATCAGGCTGTCATCAAGAAGCTGCCGGCTGCTTCGTACGGCTCAGAGCTTGAGGATCGTGAATTTGAAATCCAAGTTCTCGACTATATGCATCGAACAGAATAGTGAAGTTAGAAATTTAGGAGCTAAATTTCAATAAAAAAGGATTCGGAAAGGGTGGCTACTTGTGAGTAAGCAAAAGACAGTAACGATTGAAACTGAGGAATATGTGCTGCAGCATCCGGGCGCGCGGGCGCTCATGCGATTGTATGACGCAGCATTGAAGGCAGACGGGGGATGGAAGCTGGAAGCGTCGATGGACTTTTTCCTCCAACATGTCATCGTGTCTCCACGCCTAAGCTGGGAGGGTCTTGAAGAGAAGACCGATCTGATGACGCCGCTCTGGCTGGAGTGTGCGCGCTTCTTGGGCATGGTCGATACACCCTTGGAATCCGAATCATCCGACGTATAAGCAATCCATCTCCCACAATCCGCTCCGGCAATTGTTCTGGCGTGTCGTCCTGAACAGCCGGGGCGGCATTACGTATGCAGAAGCGAGCGGCATGAGCATTGAGGAATTATGCGAAGCCGCCGCCGCTGTGGAATGGATGTACGGGAAAGGAGGGGGTTAACCCAATGGATGATCGGATCTCCAAAAATATTCACCGCGAACTGCGCACCATGAACGGGAAGCTCGATGAGATGAGCGTCGTCTCCCGCATATTGACGGACAGCATTAAGGAACAGACCGCGCAGATGAAGCGAAATGCAAGACAGAAGACGCCGAAGATAGGAGGGCTCGCTTTAGCTTCGGCTGCTTCTTCTGCTTCTGCTTCGTCTGAAAGCAATTTGTCGGCGAGCATTAACAATGTAATTAACGCTTTGCAAAAGCAGGTGATGTCTCTTCGCATAAATAATGCGCCAAAGATATCTGTATCCACCAATGTGGAGGCTTCATTTTCGGGAGAGGTTACGATTGAGAATACGAATGAACTGGCCGTATCGATCGCCCAGCAGATGTCTTCTTCCTTGTCGGCGCAGCTATCGGCTTCGCTCGCAGCATCGCAAAAAATGTCTACTTCGGTTCAAGTCATAACCACGGTAAATGGATGTGCTGATAAGAAGGATAAAGATGCAGATAAAGACAAACCAAAAACGTGGAAAGATTGGATTAAGTCAGGCATCGACTTTTTGAACACATTGAATGATGGTGTGTCGAAGCTGAAGACAATCAAGGGGAATTGGGACTTCCTTAAAGAATTGTTTTCGAAGGAAAAGAAAGAACAGAAGAGTGATGGCTGCAAGTGCTGCTGCTGCGATGGGAAATCCGGAGGCTCTGGAAGCGGAAGTGGGGATGATAGCTCGGCTTCGGATGATGATTCTGGAGAACGGGATGAACGCAAGAAGCGAAAGAAGGGCAAGAAAAATAAACGCAGCAAAAGACGCGGAAATAAAACGGTCAGTAAACGGCAGCAATCAAACCGGCGCAAGCCGAATTATAACAGGAATAATCGAGAAAAAATGGCGGACGCGGCACGGGGCCGAAATGGTGGGAGCGAAAATTCTTCCCGCAAGGATCTGGGGAAAGCCGCGAATGCTGGAAATGGTGGGAAAGGTACTCCGAACCAGTCTGGAAAAGGGAAAGCGGGAACTTCGACCGGATCGAAGTCATCGACTCCAGGCGGGTCAAAAGGAGCTAGTGCCTCTTCGAGTAGCCCGACCACGACACAGCAAGAACTAGGAAGAGCGAGTTCCGGGAATGGACAGGGGCAAGCTTCTACTCCAAAAGACACCCAATCTCCAAGTGGCAAGCCGGGTGCTGCACCAGGCAAACCCTCAGGAGGCGGCGCACTTGGGAAAGCCAAGAAGCTTGGCAAATGGGGAGGCATAGCAGCGGCTGTCGGTGGATTGGCGATGGGAATATTTGGAGGAAAGAAGAAGGAGGAAGAAGGGGCGGACTCGGATTCCACCACGGTGCAGACATCTACAGTTGTACAGTCAACGGCCGAGACCGTTCAATCTGTTCAATCTATGTCCGAAGCGGCTAAGGCTGCTTCGACTGCTTCCAACGCAAGCAAGGCGGCCTCTGCAACGAAGAAGGTAGGCTGGCTTGGGAAATTGTTGAAAGGCGCACGTGCGGTTAGCAAGGCAACAAAGTTTCTGAGATGGAACCCTGCTGGCATTATCAGTGGACTTGCCGTAGATGCTGGGATATGGGCAGCAGAGAAGTTTTTGCTTCCGAAGGAAGATGAGGAGAAAGCAAAGGAAGAGGAAGAAAAGAAGCAAGCAAGGCCGATGGTGAGATCTAATCTGATCGCAAAAAATAGTACGCTGGCAGCTTCGACGGTGTCATCGAATGTTCAAACTTATTCTGCGAATAGCAGCAGTCTGCAAGCTGTGGCAGGCTCCGTACCATCTGGAGCCGTTGCAACGGGGCCGACAATGCCAACTTCTCCAACGCCCAATATGCCTGGGGCTGGTGGAGCAGTCGGCAGCATGGAAGTGAGTACGAACAGCAATGTCACGATGAACTTGAATGTGAATGGCTACATTGACAACCGCATGATCGAAGAAATCAAGCGGATCGCTCGTGAGCAATATGATGCCTCGTTCCGTGCGTTCGAGCGCAGCATTGCGGGCAAGCTGCCGCAACCTAAGCCGATGCCGAGGCCGCAAGTGGCGGAAGGAGGCATGATGTCCTATTAATACGCGATTAAGCAAATTAGGCGGAGTGGAGCTGTTTGTCATTTCGGAGGAACCGGAATACTCGGTGCAGGTGAGCAGCCACAATGTGGAGAAGGGCGGCACGATTACGGATCACATCCAGAAGGATACAGCAAGCTTGCATCTGGAAGGGCTGCTGATCGGGCCGCAGGCGGCCAATTACAAGCAGCGTCTCGTGAAAGCGATGAATGAGGGCAAGCTGCTGCAATATACAGGCCGCAATATGATGTTGAATTGTGTGATCACCAGCTTGCGAACCGCGCATGACAGCTCGATTGCCAACGGCATGACCTTCACGATGTCATTGAAGCAGGTCAACATCGTCAAGCCAGCGTATAGCAAGCTGCCACCGAAGAAGAAAGCGGCTGTAAAGCCGAAGAGCCGTTCCGGCAAGCGGAATACATCCTATCGTCCGAAGCCGGAATCGCATACCGTGCGTAGTGGTCAATCGATAAAAAGCATTGCAACCTATTATCGTGTTAGTGAAGTGGCAATTCAAATAGCGAATCAGCTAGTTCCGGGAATGTCACTTGTGGTTGGGATGAAGCTTGCGCTTTCTACTGCTCAAACAACGAAGAAAAAGTCCTTCGCATCGGGCGGTGGCGGCAGGCAATACATGATGGATCGGTAAGGCGAGGAAGTTTCAGAAAGGGGGAGAAGGATGGCGATCATCGGGATCGACAAAGATCTTGTTCCTTACTCATTTGATATGGATTTGGGCGATCGAACCTATACATTCGAAGTACGCTACAACTTTACCCATGATTATTTTACCGTAGATTTATCGGAAGGGGATACTCCATTGGCGCTAGGCGTAAAGCTGGTATGGGGAATGCCGCTGTTCGTCAGTATGGAGACGCGGGAGTTCCCGCTCGAACTCATCGTCCCGTATGGGGATAATCCGGAAGAGCAGATTACGTGGGATACGCTTGGACAGTCTGTTCACCTGCACTTGGGGGATGACGATGGAATACTTATTTAATCGCGGATGCGAGATTTTGATCGGCGGCTATCGATTCAACTACGGTGATCTGACAATGAATGTTCACGTAGATTTTGATGATAACAATGAACCGAATGAATCCACCGTGGAGCTGTACAACTTGTCCAAGCATACGCTGGCGAACATTCGCACGGGGATGCGAGTCATTGTCAATGCGGGTTACGGCAAGGATCTCGGCACTGTGCTTCAGGGCAACATTGTAGAGGTACGAACGAAGCGGGAGCAGATGGATCGGGTGACGACGATTCAAGTGAAGGATGATTTGACATTGTCCTTATATGAAATGGCACATACGTATCGGCCGGGCACGAAGGCTAGCGAGATTATTCATGATCTGTTAAGTCGGGCGCAAATTCCGCATGGAGCCGTGCAGCTCGGTTCTAATCATGCTTATATGAAGGGATTCGTTGCGAAAGGCGATCCAGTTGCGTCGATACGCCGGGCAGCTCGTGACTGCAATACGGAAGTATTTACTCGGCAAGGCAAGCTATATTTCAAGCCTCTTGCTGGAGCCGGATTAGAGGTGACAGGCATCGTTCGCTTATCCGCTGACAGCGGGTTAATTGACAGTCCGCAATCGTATGAAGAGGACAAGGTTAAGGGTGTGCGTGTGACGTCCCTCTTGAATTATCGGCTGCATGCAGATGCACAGCTTCGATTGGTCAGTGAGGATTTTGACGGTGTATATCGGGTGAAGCGGGGCAAGCATACCATTTCGATGGATCAATTCGTGACGGAAGTGGATTTGGTTAAGATTTAATCTTTCGTTGCATTTGCGAAAGGAATAACGGAGATTAGCGTGAGTGTGCCCCGAAATGCAATGCAATGATGATGCGATTAAGCGATAAGGAGGTGACGCTGTGGGCGCGAATCGAGCGGTCAGTGCACTGGAAGCCTGGATGGATCATCGAATCTCGGGAACAGCAGGAGCACAACTGGGTACGATTGTGAGCATGGGAGCGGGCACGGCTGATGTGGAGCTGGAAGGCGAGGCTGGACTTATTCGATATCAGCTACCGATTCTAGAGCAGGCAGCAGACATTGTGATCGACAGCGGAAGCCGCGTACTGGTTGTATTTACAGAGGCCAGCAAAGGCGGCGGCGTCATTGTCGGGAAGGTGGCTGGAGGATGAGGACGTGGGCGCTACAAGATGGAGATCTACAATTATCAGATGGACAAATTGCTTGGATCGATGGGCGTGAGGAATTGACGCAAGCGGTTCGCATTCGGTTGGGTACTCGCTTGGGCGAGTATTTTTTTGCGCCGGATATGGGGCTGGATCATGAACAAATGGTTGGTAAGCAGGTAGATGAGGATACCATTCGCGAGGCAGTTATGCGCTGCCTCATGGATGAACCGCGCATTCAATCAGTCGAGGATGTAGAAGTGACAAGAGACAAGCACTCGCGTACAGCTCAAGTACGCCTAGTCATGACAAGCTCTGAAGGAGAGGAGGTTGAGCTTATCTATGCTGACGGCAGCGGGATTGAAGCGTAAAACCTATCACGAAATTTATGAAGAAATGGTTGAGGATTTAGGCAAGCAGCTCGGACAGGACATCAATACCTCGGAGACATCGCCACTTGGCATGATGATGCAGCTCTTTGCATGGCACTTGTCTGTGCTGTGGGAGGATGTCGAGCAGGTATACCACGAGTCATACATTCAATATGCAACCGGAGTGCAGCTTGATGCATTGGCCGTATTTTATGGGCTGCGCCGCAAGCTGGAGCAGGCGGCTTATGGGAATATCAAGGTGACAGGCACTCCGAAGTTTACCGTTCCAGCAGGACTACAGGTTGGTACGAAATCTGGCGTGTGGTTCATGACGGCTGACGACTGCGTACTGGATGATTCGGGAAAGGGAGAAGTTGCTGTTGTGGCAATTGTGCCAGGTATTATCGGCAATGTGCCTGCTGATTCCATAACAGAAATGCTTACCTCTGTGAAGGAGATTACGGGTATTGCGAATCCGGTCAGTATGGCAGAGGGGCGTGAACGGGAAAATGACGTCGAGTTCCGCGACCGATTGCGTGCTGCACGGGATGGCAGTCATGCCGCAACCGTGGATGCCATTGTATCGGCCCTGCTGCAAATTCCGGACGTGAAATCAGCGGCTGTACGTGTGAACGATACGATGCAGACGAATGAAGAAGGCATTCCAGCGAAGTCGATTCGTACGTACGTATACGGCGGTCAGGATGAACGCATCGCACAGACCATTTTTGAGAAAAAAGCAGCGGGTATTGGAACGGATGGGGTGCAAGCAGTCAAAGTGCGTGATGTCAGCGGCGGCGAGCACGATGTGCGCTTCAGCCGCATGAAGCTGTTGGATGCTCATATTGAGGCCGAAGTAAAGGCAACATCGAGCTTTTCTTCTCGTGGGAAGGAGGACATCGTCACCGCAATTGCACAGTATATTGGCGGCGTAGGCGCGGATCAGCAAGACTACACGGGGCTTCCGCAAGGCTCTCGCATCGTGTACAGCCGTTTGCTGGCAGCCATTCAGAATGTGGCTGGCGTCGAAGAAGTGCTTGAGCTGAAGGTGAAGCTTGGAGATGGCGAATTCGTCAGCGGCAACGTAAGTATTCCACTTTATGAAGTGGCTCGTGTGGCGCCTGAGCGGATAAAGGTGGCGGTGACCTATGTTTAAGCTGCCAGAGGTAATGGAGCTGCTGCCGGATGTCATTGCGAAGGAAGGCAGCAGCCGCTTCGCTCAGCTCGTAAATGTATGGATGAAGCAGATGAATGAGCTAAGCAGTACGATCCAACGAATATCCGAATGGAAAAACATCGAGCAGGCAGAAGGTGCCGCACTGGATGAAATTGGCGGCAATCTGGGACAAGCGCGCGGTCAAGCGACCGATGAGGTATATCGACTGCTCCTGCGCTCCAAGCTGGCCCGCATGAATTCAAGCGGCAGCTTGGATTCCGTCATCGAGGTGCTCGCTTTAGCTCTTCGTGCAGCACCGGACGAGTTCCGCATTGCCGAGCAGTACGATGACCCGATTCAACCCGAACCTGCGGCGATTCAGGTCACCGAGGTGCCGTACGAGAAATTGAATGGCGTTGGGCTAAGCCCTTCGCAATTCGTTTCGCTCGTTGAGAGCCTCGTCGCCGCTGGTGTCCGCGTAACGCAGGTCGGACTGACAGGCTCGTTCGAGCTGGCATCTGCTCACGATGCGCTAGAACAATCTGAGCATGGTCTCGCCGATGAGACCATGACCGTAGGCGGCACGCTGGGCGACTTTTATGTCCCGGGCAATGATTACGTGCTGCCGGTGTAGGATGATGTTCGGTTAAGGCTCGATAGAGTGAACGGAAGATGGCGCTGATAACAAATCAATCACTTATCCAAAGGCTTTCTTTCGAAAATGAACGATATTTTTATGGAAGATTTCTTCGATTAAAGAACTATCTATTACCTATCAACGACTAGGTTTAGCATGTTTTTGCTTTACATTTAAGAACCATTACGAATGATAAATGAGGTGACGATACATGGCATTCGAAAAAGAGCTTCCACAATGGAAGGGAAAAGGGGTAAAGCCCCCGCAAAGCAAACTCGACGAAGGCTGGAAAGTTCAAGATAAGCCTCCCGCAGCTTGGCTGAACTGGCAAATGAATAAGACATATGAAGCCTTGAAGGAAGTGCATGAGAAGGCAGCGGAAAAGACAGATGTAACCAAGACACTGAAAGATGCAAAGGATTACACGGATCAGAAGGTAAAGGACATTGATCTTTCAAAGATCACACCGGAAAGTATTGGCGCCCTTCCGATTGCAGGAGGAACAGTTAGAGGTAATTTAGGTCTGCAAGGCTCGAACGGGGCACTACAGTTTCAGAGTGGTACCGGGGACAATGCTACTTACGAAACTTATAACAACGCTATACAAGCTCATTGGGGCTTAGCAATGAAAACCTATGACGGCACAGTCACTGGATTATGGGATTCTCGCATGGGTAGGTGGGTTACCAAAGGCGGACACGTCGTTCAAAACAACAGTGGGGTTCAGTGGAGCGTTGATACTAATGGTGAGCAGTCCATGAACGGAAACCTCTACGCAAATAAGCAAATACATGCAGCAGGGAGAGTATGGGTTGGGAAAACTACACAGTTCGGAAATGAAGCTAGTTGTACTCTTACCTTAGGTGATACAGACACAGGACTGAATTGGGTTGGAGATGGACAGTTCGATATTATGTCTAACGCCCAAGCTGCTGCAAAAGTGAATGGTGGTCAAATGAGCTTCCGCATGGCTGATGGTTCGTATAAAACAGCTAATGATCTTTTTCAATCTGGAGTTAATGCCAAACAAGGCACGGTGGACGCTCTTAACTCCAAAGGGATTGCTGCGTCCACGAATGATTCATGGAGTTCGCTAATCGACAAAATAAGGAAAATCCCTCTAGGGGGTACAATTCAATGGCAGAAAAATGGAGAGGTCGCACCATACGGTAAAACCACTTTCAACCTGTTTACAATGCCAGCGAATGCAAATTATATGGCATTATCATTCTATGGTATGTCTAATATACGTTTGGGAGATAATACATCATCGTCAAGTAGCCCACGATCAAACTACAGTATATTTGTAAGAAATGATTTTGGCCAACAGATATGGATAAATACTGTATACAATGGTAGTGAACAACCATACACAGTATATTTAGCATCTTTATGGGTAGATAGACCGGGACGGACATCATACACTACCAGATTGGGTAAAGACGATATCGGTCAACCTGCCATACTCACGGTGGGTTCCGAGAATAGCCCTAATTTTAGATGGGAAGGTAACCTATACTTTGATCTAGAATTGTCTGGCGGTAATCATGCATCCTACGGTAAGTCAACGTTCAATCTATTTACTACAGCATGTACAACTTAAGGACGAGCGCCATACCGTAGAGGTAGCGCTATTTTTATGCCCTCACGACTAAGTGGGGGCTATTTATATTTCACCTAAAGGGGGATTTATATGGATCGCTTTATTGAATTTGTGGGACAACTCGTAGGAGACTACGGCACAAAGCAAGTAGCTGCAGCTGGTGGTTTTGGTGTTGTTGGTGCATACCTGTTCGGTGGCTGGCCGCTGCTGCTGCAGGTGCTTCTGATTATGACGGTGGCTGACTTCGTAACCGGCATTATGGCAGCCGGTACCGAAGGCAAGCTGCGGAGCAGTGTTGGGCTCATCGGCATTGCACGCAAAGTGTTTATATTCGTAATCGTATCGATCGCGCATCAGGTGGATGTGGTGCTTGGAGGACAGCATCTGCTCCGAGATGCAACGGTCTTTTTTTATATGGCGAACGAATTGTTGTCGATTATTGAAAATGGCGGACGTCTAGGTGTGCCGCTGCCGCCGGTTATTAAGCAGGCGGTAGAAGTGTTGAAGGGAAAAGGGGGAATTCATGATGAGCATCGACATTAA